CAGGAAGTGCTGCGGGCTTACGGGGACACGGTGAAGGACACGATGAAGCGAATCCTGCGTTCGATCGAGGCGGCGCGAGGAGACGGGCTGAAGATCGACGTGTCGGGACTGGACGAATTCGACATCGGCGACTTCAGCAGTGAGCTGGAGGACGCGGTGAAGCTATTGGGATTAGGGACGGGCTCGATGACGCTGAAGAAGCAGGTGATCAAGAAACTAAGCCTGAAGTACCTGTGCGACGTGAGGCAAGAGGTAAAGGACCAGATCGCGCGAGAGATCGACGAATGGTGTGAGAGCAATGGCCAGGCGCCTCCGCTGCGGTGACGCGGCGTCGAGTCAGCGTGGATAGAGGCCGGGCCGAGAGCAGGGTACGCGGGACAAGGGTTGAGGGAAGGAGCAAGGAATCATGGGTGAGAAACGGGAAGAGGCGGCAGGCAACGCAGCCGGCTCCGACGCGAAAGGCTTCATCCGGGAAGTGATCGAAGAATACCTGAAGGGAGAGGCGCTGAAGGCCGAGCCAGCCTACAAGGCCGAGTTACTGGAGGAGCGGAAGCGAAGAGAACAGCTCGAGCGGCGGCTGAACGAGGTGATCGAAGAGAACAGCCGGAACCGGCGAGCAGCGGAGGAAGCTCAGCGGCAAGCAGCGATCAGGACGGAGCTTCAACGGCTCGGGGTGACGAAAATCGAGCTAGCCTTCCGGGCGATAAAGGATGAGGTGCAACGAAGTGAGGACGGAAGTTATGTCGCACGGGGCGAACAGGGACCGGTGGGACTGAGGGAATACCTGACTCAGTTCGTGAACGACAACCCAGAGCTGCTCCCAGCGAGGAACCTTGGCGGCTCGGGCGCGACGGCAGCCAAGACACCGCCGGATGAAGCGGCAGTGGAGCTACACAGGATCAAGCCGGGCATGAGCGCAGAGGAGTTGGAGCGCGCCCGGCGGGAGATTGCGCGGATCGCTTCGCAGACCCTGTACAGAGATTGACTGCGGGGTGAACGGCGCAGTGCCGAACTCAACGCCCTCAGAGGCGGAAGAAGGAGGAAGAGAAGGAATCAATGCCAGCAATAACATCGGCAAACGTGGCGAACGCGATCGTCAAGTTAGTGGCGGTGGATGCCTTACCCGCCCTGATGGGTAACCTTGTCATGGGTAACCTTGTGAATCGCGATTTCGAGCCCACGCTAGCCCAGGCAGGAGACACGGTGAACGTGGCCATTCCACCGACCCTGGTGGCGAACAACCTGGCGGAAGGGGGCAGCGTTCAGACGCAGAATCCGAGTCTGGGCAACGCACAGATCGTACTCAACACGCACGCGGAGGCGACGTTCCAGGTGCCGGACGTGACGAAGGTGCTGGCGGTGCCGGAGCTGCTGAAGCTGTACATGGAGCCGGCGCTGGTGGCCCTGGCGGAGAAGCTCGAATCGGACTTACTGAGCCTGTACGCGAGCTTCACCGCGAACGCGCCCGTTGGGATTGCGGGGAGCGCAATCACGGAGGGGACGATCGACGCCGCGGAAACGGCGCTGTTTCAGGCCAAAGTGCCGGCCAGCGAGCCGAAGTACCTGGTTGTGGACGCGGCCACGTACTCGCAGTTGAGGCAGATCCAGCGGTTCAGCGAATACCAGACGGCCGGAGATGCCGGGCTGCGAGCGCTCGTGGACGGGACGGTGGGGAAGATCAAAGACTTCTACGTGTTCCGGTCGCAGTTCGTGCAGAAGACCGGGAGCGCTCCGGTGACAACGCACAATCTGGCGTTCGCGCGAAGCGCGCTGGGGCTAGTGGTTCGCCGGCTGCCGCAGCCGCTGCCGGGGACAGGAGCGCTCGCGGACTACGCCGAAGTGGGCAACTTCGGAATGCGAGTAGTGATGAGCTACCAGCCGAACACGCTGGCGCAGCAGTTCACGGTGGACGTGCTGTACGGCGCCGGGGTGCTTCGGAACAACTTCGGAGTGCAGGTGAACAGCTAGCCAGTCTGACAAGGTGCTGAAAAACAGGGTGACAGGCAACGCTGTCCACGCGCCGGGGACCGGGAGTAGATGGGCGCGCGTCAGTGCGGCTTGGGACAGCGAAGCCTGTCACCGTTGTGGACGCAGCAAAGGGAAGGAATGGAGCGAGGAAGGGCATGGAGCTGAAAACGTACTACCGGAAGTTGAGAGAGATCGAGTCGACGGTTCCCGAGCCGTACGTGGTGGTGGTGAGCAAGGAGACGCCGGAAGGGGGCAAGGCCGGAGTGCTGACGGAGACTCCGCGACGAATCGCCGCGAGGATGATCATGGACGGGAGCGCCCGGTTAAGCACGGAGGAGGAGGCGGCGGCATTCCGGGCGGAGGTAGCGGAAGCGCAGCGGAAGGCGGCGCAGGAGGCGGCAGCCCACCGGGTACAGGTCGTGGTGGTGTCAGAAGCGGAAGCGCGGAAGAGCGGGGCGAACGCTCCGAAAGCAGCGAAGCCGGCGTAGGCGAGAAGCAGTCGTCTGGCGGGCGAGAGGCAGCCGAAGCACAACGGAAGGAGTCGACATGGCGTTGTTCACGGACGGAGGCATTTCGAACCTGGAAGACTTGCGCGCTTACGAAAGCTCGATCTTCGAGGCGGCGAGTACTGAGCGGATCGACCTATCGAAGAAGCTGACACTAGCCCAACAGGAACTGGAGACAGAACTCGGAGCGCTTCTGCGCCAGCGGTATGAGCGACAAGTGCTGGGCGACGTGGTAGTAACGCGGCCGCTTCGCCAATGGCACGTATTTCACACGCTGGCGCTGACATACCGCGATGCTTACAACAGCCATTTGAACGATCGTTACCTTAGGAAATGGAAAGAGTACCTGAAGCTTGCTCAATGGGCGTGGGCTAAGCTGCTCGAATCGGGCATCGGGATCGCGCAGAATCCGATACCGAAGGCAACGCCACCCAGGGTGAGCGCGGGCGCCGGGAACCTGGAGGGCGGCACTTACTGGATTCGCGTGGCGTGGACGAGTGCGGCCGGCGAGGAAGGCTGCCCGAGCGACCCAGTGAACCTGGCTGTGCCTGAGGGATCGAGTCTGGTGGTAGAGGCAGTGTATCCGCCCGGGGACGCGACAGGGTGGAACACGTACGTTGGTCTGTCAGCGGACGAAACACGAAGGCAAAACGACGAGCCAATGGCCGCGGGAGCAAGCTGGCAACTGGCGGAGGCGCCGAGCACGGACGGTGATCCAGCGGGCGAAGGTCAGGCAGCGTCCTACTTTCTAACGCAACGGCGGATTCTGCAAAGAGGTTAGGAAAGTGGCTCAAACAGGCAGCGCAGTTACAAAGCAGACTGCGGACATGCTGAGGGGTCAGACGGGTCTGGCCTTTAGCGTTGCAGCCGCGGCGAGCCGGGCTGATGTAAAGCTGGAGACTCTGGAGCCTGAGCAGGTGGTGGCCCAGAACATCGGCTTCGAAACCGCGGAGCGAAGCGCCGGGGCGAAATACCCATCGGTATACGTTTACTGCGAGAAGCTGTCTAACCTTCAGACGGAGAAATTCCGAACCTTTTCGGGGAAGGCGAAGATGGTCGTGGATGTCCGGGTTTCGCAAGACCGGCTGGAGGAGATCCAGCGAAGGTTGGAACTGTACGCAGAGGCGGTGACAGACGTGCTGGACGCACACCGCGGGAACTGGGGTGCGGGAATGTTCTACGGAGGGGGGTATGAAGTGACCTTCAACGCGATCCGGCACGGGGGTAAGAACTTCATGCAGACGGCGAAGGTGACCTTTGACGTTGACATCAGCCTCGGTTGAGGGGTGAATCCTGAACGAATCGAGCGAAATGAGATATGTCCTGCTACATAGCATCCACCAACAACCGGTTTTATGTGGCGGCTGAAACTGCATACGGCGAGGCGCCGGCGATCAGCAGCGAGAACCGGATCCCCGCGGTGAAGCTGGCGGTGAGGCAACGCCCCGCTGGAGCACAGCGGCGGGACAAGACGGGGAGCCGCAGCTTCCTAGGACTTCCAGCGCACACGCGGCTTGAAACGACGTTCGAGCTGCGGACTTATTTGACGAACTGGAGTGAACCGGGACAGGAACCTCGATACGGGCCGCTGATTCAGGCCGCGCTGGGAGGCGCGCCGGTGTTCTTCGATGGGGGCACGGCAGGGGCGGGGAGCGCCGGCAAGACGTTGCGGTTCTCGGGCGCGCACGGTTTGGCGGAGGGGCAGGCAGTAACGTTCGGGGGCGAGATCCGGTTTGTAGCGGCTGTGCCCGACGGGAGCACGGTGGTGCTGAACGCGCCGTTCAGCCTGACGCCGGCCGAGGGATCGCCCCTCGGCGAGACCGCTACGTACACGCCAAGTTACGGATTAAAGAGCGTCAGCATCTGGGATTACTGGGGCCCGCCGGACGCGGTGAATCGGCTTGTCTGCGGGGCCGGCGTGGACCAGATGCGGGTGGCGGTGAACGGGGATTTTCACGAATTTGTGTTCAGCGGCGCAGCGAAGGACGTGCTCGACAGCAGCAGCTTCGAGGCCGGGCAGGCCGGGCTGAGCAGCTTCCCGGCAGAGCCCGCGCAGGACGGCTTCGACCACGCCATCGTGCCAGGCCACCTGGGGCAAGCCTGGATCGGAACCGGGCCGGAGCGGTTCTTCACGATCACGGCGGCGGAGATCCTGATCGACAACGACCTGGATCTGCGGGCACGCGAGTTCGGGTCGCAATGGCCGCGCTGCCTGTCAGCCGGCCTCCGCTCGGTGACGCTGGACTTCGATCTATACGAGACGGACGACTCGGCGACGGCGGGGCTGTACCAGGCGGCGAGGCAGCGCTCGCCAGTCGAAGTGATGTTCCAGCTCGGGCAGGAAGCGGGGCAGCTCTGCGGGGTGTACATGAAGAGTGTGATCCCTGAAGTGCCGGAATTCGACGACGGCGAGAACCGGTTGCAGTGGCGCTTCACAAGCTGCCGGGCGCAAGGGACAGCGGACGACGAAGTCACGGTGGCGTTCGGATAAGAGCATGGAATACGAGAGCACGGTTGTGCGCGATTCCGCTTGCCGGCCGGGGGTAAGGTTATACATCCGGAGGATGTCGTTCGGGCGGAGGGTGGATCTGATCCGGCGAATCCGCGAGCTGGCGCAGAAGATCGAGTACCTGGAGGCGGGCAACAACGCCAGAGAGAGCATGGAGGCGGCACTGCTCGCAGCAGAGGTAGAGCGGCAGTACCTGCTGTGGGGCCTGGTGAAAGTAGAAGGACTGACCATCGACGGGGAGCCGGCCACGGTGGAGTTGCTCGCGGAGTCGGGGCCAGACAATCTGTGCCGGGAGGCGGTCGAGGCCATCAAGAGGGAGTGCGGCCTGACAGCGGAAGAACGAAAAAACTGATCGTCGCCTTCCATTTCCAGCACGCGGACCAGGCCCGGTGGAAGTGCGATTCCTGCCGGGCGATGGGCCTGGAGAAGAAACGGCGGTGCGGGCACCTCAGCATGGGGGATGAACCGGCGCGGGTGGTGTGGATCAGGAAACGCGCGTCGACGACGCGATGTCCGCGGACCGAGATCACCTCACAGAGTCAGGCGTGGCTGGAAGAGTACTTCGCCTGGAAGCTGCTGGGGGGAGCGAAGTGGGACGAGATGAGCGCCAGACAGGTGGATGCGTTCTGCACGCTGGAGAACGAACTGAGGATGGAGGCGCGGGGTGGCGAGAACTGAGTTAAGCGGGATGATCCGCGAGGCATGGAACGCGGCGGGGGTGACGAGCCAGACCAACGAAGAACTGTTGCGCGGGTTGTCCATAGCGATGGGGCAGGGTCTGCGTGACGGCATGGAGAGGCTGACGCGGCAATTGGAGCAACTGCGGCGGGCGGGCGAAGCTCAGGTTGAGGCAATCGGGGAGAACACGCAGGCGTTGCGCGTGGCGGTAGCGCAAGGGAGTGGCGGCGGCTGGGCGACGGCGGGAGAAGTAGCGCGGGGGGCGCTACGTCTCGTCGGGGGCGGCTGGAGCCTGTCGCCGCTGCTCTCGGGTTTGTTGGGCCTTTTCGGCCGGAGGAAGAATGAGCAGCCACCGCCCGTGGTTACGTATGAGCGGCCTCCGGCGCTTCATTTCGAAGGGACTGCGCCGAGGGTCGCCGGCGGGGCCTTCTGGCCAATTGACTACGGCGCGGGAGCCCTACACCGAGCGATCCCAGTGCAAAGACAGAGCGCACCAGCGCAGGTGACGGTGAACGTGAATGCAATGGACAGCCGCTCGTTTCTGGAACGGAGCGACGAGATCGCTCGCGCAGTGAGGGAGGCGATGCTGAACGCCCACGCGTTGAACGACGTCGTGAACGAACTGTAGGAGGCTGCTGAAGAACGGGGCGGCACTCCAGAGAGTGAAGACCGGTGACAGGCAACGCTCGCCACGCGCGAGAAGCGCAACCAGTTGAGGGAACGGAACGTGCGCTCGGGGCGGCGAAGCCTGCCACCGTTTTTCTGGACAAGACAGGAGCCTTATCCCACGGCAGAAGGTAAGAGGTGATGAGCGATTTTCCCTTGCTGAAGACCGGAACGGCGGCGCAGTATCCGCTGTCGCGGAGCTTCCAGTGTTCGACGCAACTGCTGCGGTTTGTGGACGGGACCGAGCAACGGTTTCGCGACTACCCGACGCCGCTCCGACGCTGGACAGTGGGGCTGGCGATGCTCGACGAAGAAGAGATGGGGAGGCTGGAGGATCTCTTTCTGACGGAGCAAGGAGCGAGCGGCGCCTTCAGTTACACCGATCCAGAAGACGGGGCGACGTACCCGGACAGCAGCCTGGACGGCGAGTCGATAGAACTGGAGTACGACGAGCCGGGGCGGGGCGGGGCGGCGATCATAACCCGGGAGAACAGGAGTTGAAGTGAAGTACTTTCCGCAACTGGAATCCGGAGCGACGGTCCAGTATCCGCTCCGGAAGATCCGGCGGCAACGGTGCGTTGTCAACAGTCATCTGGACGGCAGACGGCGGAAGCTTCTGGACGCACTGGAGACGCAGGTGGAATGGGAACTCGCGCTCACAGGGCTCACGTCATTAGAGCGAGGCAATCTCGAAACGCTGTTTCAAGAAATGGAAGGACGACTTGGCAGCTTCACGTTTCTCGATCCGGTGGACAATCTGGTGCTTTGGAGCGAGGACTTGTCGAACGCTGCCTGGGTGAAGGGGCCACTGATCGAGTTGACCAGTCCCATTGCGGACCCAGCGGGCACAAATCGGGCCACGCGCATTGCGAACACTGGGGCGGCGGCACAAACGGTGGAACAGGTGGTAGCGGGGCCCGGGGGGCACCACTACTGCTTCAGCCTATACGCGCGTTCGGCGCAGGAAGGGAGCGTGACGCTGTTTCGTGCCGCCGGGCCGGCGAGCGATAGCAGAAGCTACCGTGTGGGGGCGGGCTGGACGCGGCTAACCCACTCCGGCCGATTTGAGACAAGCGCAGATGGTGTGCGATTCGGGATCAGCCTGCCGGCGGGGACGACGGTCGACGTGTACGGGATGCAGGTGGAGAGCCAGCCGGCGCCTTCCCCGTACCGGCGAACGACGTCTCGTTGCGGGGTCTACCCTGAGGCTCGATTTGCGGATGACATCCTCACGGTGACGGCGCATGGACCGGAGAGCTACGGCTGCTTGGTGAGGATTGTAGCCAGGGTGAGCTAGCGCGCAGTCTTGCAGGATTGGGGACAGGCCGCTCCGTCCACGCGCCAGACTGCGGCTTGGGACAGAACAGCCTGTCCCCGGCAGCCTGGGAGGAACATGTCCAACATCTCCGAACTGAAAGAGCGGGGTGTCACGGAGACGCCGCTGTTTCTGATCGACTGCGAGCTGGCTTCAGGCGCCGTGGAGCGCTGGAGCACGCACCGCGTGGTGGTCGATGGGAACACATATGAAGCACGAGTGCTGGGACACAACCTGTTCGAGATCCGGTCGGACTCCGAGGACGGGGTTGACAGTGTCTCACGAGTGACGCTCACGTTAGGGAACGCGGATTCTTACGGTTCGCAGATTGAGCGGACCGTGGGATGGAAAGGGGCGAAGGTCACCATCCGTTTCCTGTTCTTCGATCTCCGCAACGGAGTCGCCGCGTCAGAGAGCCTGGTGGTGTTCCGGGGCTTTGCGAACCCGGCCGAGGAGATCACAGCGCAGCCTTCGGCCGCAACCAAAC